AGGGGACCTGCTTGACAGGTCCCTTTAATTCTGTTATAATAAGTTCAATTAAACAAAAGGTGAAATTAATATTATGAAACTAAATCAAAACACACAAAACATTTTGAAAAACTTTTCTGAAATCAATACTAACATATTGATTAAACCAGGAAAAGAATTAAGTACAATATCTACTATGAGAAATATATTTGCTAAGGCAGATATAGAAGAATCATTTGATACAGAGTTTGGTATCTATGACTTGAATGAATTTCTTGCAGTAGTATCAAGTACAAACAAACCAACATTATCTTTACAAGATAAGTACATGACTATTTCTGCTGAAGGCAGTAAGTCAAAAGCAAAATACTTTTATTCTGATCCGTCAGTTCTAGTATCGCCAACTAAAGAGGTAAATATGCCAGAGGCAGATGTTACTTTTAGTTTATCAGAATCACATCTTACAGAGTTGAAAAAGATGGCTGCGATACTTAAAACACCTGACCTTGCTTTAGTAGGCACAAAGGGTGGTGATGTAGTATTAAAAGTATGTGATAAAAAGAATGACACATCAAATAATTTTGATATCGTTGTTGGTGAAAACGCAACAGCAGATTATACTTTCTATTTTAAAGTAGAAAATTTAAAAATGATATCTGGTGATTATGATGTTTCAGTATCTTCAAAGTCTATATCTCATTTCAAAAACAAAAAATTACCTATTGAATACTGGATTGCTCTTGAGCCAGACAGCACAATCAGTAAGTAATTTTAATTATAATATGAACGGAGTGAAATATGAATACAGACTTTTTATGGGTCGAACAATATAGACCAGGTAAGATTGATGATTGTATATTACCATCATCACTAAAAACACTATTTAAGTCCTTTATTGATAAAGGCGAATTATCTAATCTACTATTTTCAGGTACACCAGGTATTGGTAAAACCACAGTTGCAAAAGCATTATGTGAAGAATTAAATTGTGATTGGATAATGATTAATGGTTCCGAAGAAGGTGGCATTGATGTATTAAGAAACAAGATTAAAAACTTTGCTTCTACTGTATCATTATCTGGTGGTAAAAAAGTAGTAATACTTGATGAGGCAGATTATCTAAATCCACAATCTACACAACCTGCATTGAGAGGCTTCATTGAGGAGTTTCATGCAAATTGTAGATTTATTCTTACTTGTAATTTTAAGAATAGAATAATCGAACCATTACATAGTAGATTTTCTAATATTGAATTTAGAATTAATCCTAAAGATAAACCTAAATTAGCAAGTCAGTTGTTTGCAAGAGCAACTTACATTCTCAAAGAACAAAATGTTGACTATGAAGATAAGGTACTTGCTGAATTAATTAAGAAACATTTTCCAGACTTTAGAAAACTGATTAATGAATTACAAAGATATTCTGTAAGTGGTACTATTGACGCTGGTATTCTTGTAAATGTATCTGATGAAAACTTAAAAACATTAGTAACACATTTAAAGAATAAAGAGTTTAGTGATATGAGAAAATGGGTCGTGAATAATCTTGATAATGATCCAGTTAAAATCTTTCGTAAAATTTATGATAATATGTATGACAGTTTACAACCAGAAACTATACCTCATGCTGTTCTCATTATTGCTGATTATCAGTATAAGTCTGCTTTCGTAGCTGACCAAGAAATTAATCTTGTGGCTTGTTTAACCGAACTAATGTCCCAAGTTAAATTCAAATGAGTTACGAATTAAAAGAATACTTAAATGCTATAAACTTTACTAAAAAGGACTTGATGAAGTCCGAAGATAAGTTATGGCAGAAAAAGTATCCTGCATTTATCGTAAATAAACTATTGTCTGCTTTTTCAGACTCTATAATGCTTGTTAATGAAATGAATAGAAATCACTTCATTGATAAAGATATGCAATTTCAATTTCTACTAAATAGTATTAGAACAAAGAAACGGTATAGTCCGTTTTTAAGGGCGAGTAAATTAAAAGAAATTGAGTGTGTAAAAGAGTATTATGGATATAGTAATGATAAAGCAAAGTCCGCTCTTGATATACTCACCAAAGATGAGATAAAGCTCATTAAGGAAAAATTATATAAAGGTGGGACAAAATGAATGAATTAGATAATAGTTGGCATCCAGAAAAAATGTTGGAAGTTCAATTGAAAGAACCAGATGACTTTTTAAAGGTTCGTGAAACACTAACTAGAATTGGTGTTGCCTCTAGAAAAGATAAAAAATTATTTCAATCGTGTCATATACTACATAAACAAGGTAGATATTTCATAACGCATTTTAAGGAATTGTTTGCGTTAGATGGTAAAGAAGCAAACTTAACTGAAAACGATATTGAAAGAAGAAATACAATTGCTCAATTACTAGCTGATTGGGGATTGATTGCAATAATTAATGCTACAGTTGCTGAGAAAAAAGCACCTCTATCACAAATCAAAGTTTTATCATTCAAAGAAAAGAATGAATGGGACTTACAAGCAAAATATAACATAGGTAAAAAGATAGAAGATGAGAGCACCGAAGTTTAGAGAGTTTATAAGTGAAGCACCAGAGAATGGTAAATATAAACTACTTGTAATTACAGATGAGCCAGAAAAGGCAAAGACCTTTCATACTGCTGATAGACTAAAAGAAGAAGCAGAAAAACTAGGTTGGAAATATTATCTGTATAAATTAACTGGTGGTTATACAACTAGTCCAGAAGGTGCTTTAAGACTTCACAACAAAGATGATGATAAAGGATTTGAAGTATCTGGTACAGATACAATTGCTATAGTTCGTGGCTCAGTAACAAGAAAAGATAGTTGGATGGATATAGTTTCACTATTAGAAAAACATAGTGTTTGTGTAGTGAATAGTAGAGAGACAATTAGTGTTTGTGCTGATAAGTATAGAACATCGCTAAGACTTGCTGACTATGGTGTTAAACAACCTGTAACACATTTAATAAATGATCCAGAAAATTCAGAGCAAGCATTTGAAAATTTAAACTCACAATACCCTATCATACTTAAAACATTAAGAGGTAGTAAAGGTGTTGGTGTGTTATTTGTAGAGTCATCAAAATCATTAGATAGTATTGTTCAGTTAATACATAAACAAGATGAGGATGCTGATTTACTTTTACAAGAATATATTAAAACAGATTATGACGCTAGAGTTCTAGTATTAGGGGGTAAAGTTTTATCTACAATGAAACGACCTGTAATCGAAGGAGACTTTAGGTCAAATGTATCGCAAGGCTCTAAACCTGAAAAATTAGAGTTGACAGAATTAGAGATAGAAGAAAGTTTAAAGGCTGCAAAAGCAGTCAATGGTTTATGGACTGCTGTTGATTTTATACCAAGTAAAAATAGAACAAAAGAACCACCATTTATTATTGAAGTAAATTCATCACCTGGTACAGAGGGTATGGAAGAAGCAACTGGTCGAAATATTAGTAAAGAAATATTAGAGTTTTTTGCTGACAAAAAGAATTGGGTTAAAGTACCTAGTGAGTGTGGCTATAAAGAGATTGTAACTATCAAACCATTTGGTGAAATTATCGCTAAGTTTGATACAGGTAATTCAGGTATGTCAGTTATTCATGCTGATAAAATGAATGTAAAAGATAAAAAGGTTACATGGTCTTTATTAGGCAAAACTATTACAAGTGATATTATAAGAACCGAAGAAATATCAGTTGGTGGTTTAAGAGATTATGATGAAGATAGATATGTTATCAAATTAAATGTAGAGTTTCTAGGTACTGTTTACGAAACAGAATTTACGCTAGATGATAGAGAAGATAGAACGCCAATTCTATTCGACCGAGAGTTTATGAGTAGAGTAAATGTTATGGTAAATCCAGACAGAAAATATGTCGTTACAACAAAATATAGTTTAGACTAAACGCTTTACAAATCAATTGTTTTGTGTTATAATATATTATTAGAAGGAGTGAACAAATGGCAAAAAATCATCAAGCAGATAATCCCTTATTCAAGGCATTAGCAAAAAAATACGAGGCACAAATAGCAGAAGCATATGCTACTTTAATTGTGTACTTTGACAATTCAGTAGGTATCGGTGAACATCCACAACATATTCAAGAAATGGATAAACAATTAGATTCAATCTCTACTGCTGAAGAAAAATTACAAGCATTAAATAAACATTTTAATAATACACAAATATAGTGAAATTTTATACTAGCGTGCTGCCGTACAAAGGACGATTGTTAGTCCGAGGTGTCAACCAAGATGGCAGCCGCAAAAAATTTAAAGTAAATTATAAACCTTCTCTATTCATATCTTCTCAAAAAGAATCAGAATACAAAACACTAGATGGCAAGAATGTAGGTAAAGTTACATTTGAAAGTATGTATGAAGCAAGAAAGTGGATTGATGAATATAAAGATGTTTCTAATTTTGAATATTTTGGTAATACAAGATTTCAATATCCATATATTGCAGATGAGTTCCCAGGTAAAATTGATTGGGATTTAAAACAGATAAGATTAATTACAATTGATATTGAGTGTGAAAGTGAGAATGGTTTTCCTGATGTAGATAAAGCAGAAGAGCCTTTAATTTGTATTACTGTAAAAGACCATGCAAGAAAAAGTATTATAGTTTTTGGTTGTGGCAACTTTGTCAATGACCGTGATGATGTAAAATATTTTAAGTGTTCTACTGAAAGAGATTTAATAGAAAAGTTTACAAAGTTTTGGGTTGCTTATAATCCAGATATTGTAACTGGTTGGAATGTTAAGTTCTTTGACATACCTTATTTAATGAATCGTTTTAAATATATTATGGGTGAAGAATATTTAAAACAATTTAGTCCTTGGGGTGTTGTAAGTCAAAGTAGTGCAAGAATAACTGCTAAAGGTTTTAATAAAGAACAAAACTATTATGATATTTTAGGTGTATCAGTTCTTGATTATCTTGACTTATATCGTAAACATACATTTGTTAGACAAGAAAGTTATAAACTAGATTATATTGGTCAAGTAGAATTAGGCGAACAAAAGACAGAAAATCCATATGACACTTTCAAAGAGTTTTATCAAAACGATTATCAATTATTTGTAGAGTATAATATTCAAGATGTAGAATTAGTTGATAAGTTAGAGGATAAAATGCAGTTGATTGCTTTGCATTTGACTATGGCTTATGAAGGCAAAGTAAATTATCAAGATGTATTTGGTCAAGTTCGTATGTGGGATACTATCATATTTAATTATCTCAAAGAGAATAAACTTGTTTGTCCTGCTGTAAATGAAAACGAATACTCTGGTGGTTATGAAGGTGCATATGTAAAAGATCCTGTTGTAGGTTTTCATGATTGGATTTGTAGTTTTGATTTAAACAGTTTGTATCCACATTTAATTATGCAGTATAATATATCACCTGAAACGATGGTTGGTTTTGAACCTAATTCTGTGAGTGTAGAAAAAATGTTAAACAAAGAATCTGACTTATCACATTTAGATGGTACAACTATAACGCCAAATGGTGCTATGTTTAGAACAGATAAACGAGGTTTTCTTCCTGAGTTGATGGATAAACTATATCAAGAACGAGTAATATATAAAAAGAAAATGATTAAGGCAAAGGCCATGTATCAAGAGACTGGCGATAAAAGATTGTTAAATGATATTGCAGCCAATCATAATATTCAACTTGCAAGAAAGATTGCTTTGAATAGTGCTTATGGTGCTATTGGTAATCAATACTTTAAATATTTTGATGTAAGACACGCTGAAGGTATTACAAAGGCAGGTCAACTTGCGATTAGATGGATTGAAAGAGATGTAAATGATTATTTAAATGATTTACTAAAAACTAAAAATGTAGTTTATGTTGTGGCTTCTGATACAGATTCAATCTATGTAAAACTTGGTGCAGTTGTAGATAAAATATTTAAAGATAAATCTGATACAAGAAAGATTGTAAAAGTTCTAGATAAATTTTGTGAAGATAAATTACAAAAAATAATTGATGATAGTTATGATAAACTTGCTAAATATGTAAACGCATTTGACCAAAAGATGTTTATGAAACGAGAAGTAATCGCCAACAAAGGCATATGGACTGCTAAGAAAAGATATATTCTAAATGTTTATAACGAAGAAGGCGTTGATTTGAACGAACCTAAACTAAAGATTATGGGTATCGAGGCTGTTAAGAGTTCAACACCTGCCCCTTGTAGAATTAAAATTAAAGAAGCATTGAAAGTTATTATGAACAAAGATGAAAATGCTTTGATAGAATTTATTGATGAGTTTAGAACACACTTTAAAAAATTACGACCAGAAGAAATCGCATATCCTCGTTCTTGTAATAATCTTAAAAAGTATTCTTCATCAACAGACATATATCAAAAGTCAACACCAATTCATGTAAAAGGTGCTTTGCTATATAATAATATGTTAAAGAAAAAGAAGTTAGTTAAGTATGAACAAATACAAGAAGGTGATAAGATTAAGTTTATTGTTTTAAAAGAACCTAATCCATTACGAGAAAAGGTAATATCTTTTCCAACATACTTGCCACCCGAGTTCGACTTACACAAATATATTAATTATGATGAGCAGTTTGATAAGTCATTTTTAGAACCATTACGATTTATCGTGAACGCAATCAACTGGAATTTTGAAAAACAATCAACATTAGATAACTTCTTTTAGAGAGAGAAATATGAAAGAAAACGCATTTACACACTATAAACGAGATAATGACCTATATGACCGTCTCATAGCCGCCGCTACAGACGGAAAACTGCCTGTCTTGACATCTAACATCTTCGAAAAAATGAACGCTGAGTACGGAAAAGAGAAGATGAGAACACACTTGGCAGACTATATTGCCACAGAAAGACCAGTATTTCCACTTAAAGAAATAACAAATGCCGATATGAGAATTGCTTTCGGTCGTCTAAAACAGTTTGATACTAGTACCATTTGCATTCCTAATGAGCAAGTAGAAAAGGAAGTATTTGAAAAGTATGATGATTACAAATATCCTTACAGTATGTATGGACTTGGCCTCATAAATGGTGCTAGTACTTTTAATGATGTGAGTAATTATTTCATGCAAGACCTAAGACTAGAATGTAGTAGTTATGGCTTTCGAGCACCTAAAGAAGTTTGGGAAAACGGTGATGCTTATGCTATCTGGAAATGCCTAGGTCCTATATGGCGTGGCATTAATGGAGTAAAACTTACAAAGATAAAAGAATTAGATGGTACTGAAACAGAAAAGTTAGTTGGTGGTGAGTTATCAGAAAAAAGTTATATATCAGCATTTAGATTAGGTACTTATATCGCAACACAATTTAAACCAGTTGTTGCAAAAGCAATCTACGATATGACAAATGCTAAAACTGTATTAGATACAAGTTGTGGTTGGGGTGATAGACTTGCAGGTTTCTTTGCTTCAGACGCTGAAGAATATTATGGCTGTGATCCAAACCCAAATACTTATCAAAGATATCAAGAACAGATTGCTACATATAATAAACTTATAGGTAAACCTAAAAAAGTACAGATATGGAATTGTGGTGCTGAAGATTTGCCATATCATAAACTACCAAAGATAGATGTTGCATTTACAAGTCCACCATATTTTTCTACTGAACAATATAACAAAGGTGGTGAAAAAGAAGAATTACAATCTTGGCATAAGTTTAACGAATATGATAAGTGGCGTGATGATTTCTATTTACCAGTTGCAGAAAAAACTATGGAAGTATCTAAGTTCATGTTTGTAAACATTATGGATCCAAAGATACATGGTGTTAGATATTATTCTGGTGACGAATTGGTAGATAAGTTTCATACTAAATTTTTAGGTCAAATTGGTATGAGAATTATGCAACGACCAAAATCAGATACACTATTTAAAGATGAGCAAGAAAAGGCTGACTTTATGAATAAAATGTTTATAGAAAATGTTTGGTGTTTTGGACCAAAAACAGACCTATTTAAAAATTCAAGAAAGGCAACTTTAGATGAGTTCTTTGCTTGACAAAGGATTATATATAGTGTATAATGAAACAGTAAATGACAGTTACAGTATATTCAAGAACAGTAAATGGTAAAAAAGGTAAGTGGGAGTTTCATTCTTCCTACATGGATGGTATGCCAGGTGGTAAAAAAAGAGAAAAAGAATATGCTAGTAATTTTAAACAAAAAGATAAAGATAAAGAATATAAGGTAGAGGTAGATAATGAGTGATTTTTTGAAAGACATAATTAAAGAAACTGGTAATGAATATGCTAGTTTAGTATCAGATGGTGCGTCAGGTGATGTAACAGATTTTATTGATACAGGTTCTTATATATTCAACGCATTGTTAGGTGGTGGTATACATAAAGGCTTACCATCAAATAAGATAACTGCTATTGCAGGTGAAAGTGCAACAGGTAAAACTTTCTTTGTATTAGGTATGTGTAAACATTTTTTAGACCAAAATCCTGATGGTGGTGTTATATTCTTCGAATCAGAATCAGCAGTATCAAAAGAGATTATTGAAGAACGACAAATTGATAGTAGTAGAATGGTTGTAATGCCAGTAACTACTGTTCAAGAATTTAGACATCAATCATTGACAGTACTAGACAAATATATTGCTCAAGATAAGTCTGAAAGAAAACCATTATTGCTTGTATTAGATTCTTTAGGTATGTTATCAACAACTAAAGAGATAGAAGATACACAGGCAGGTAAAGAAACAAAAGATATGACAAGGGCACAGATTGTAAAAGCAGCCTTTAGAGTATTAACATTAAAATTAGGTAAGGCAAAAGTTCCCCTTATCATAACAAACCATACTTATGATGTTATCGGTAGTATGTTCCCAACAAAAGAAATGGGTGGTGGGTCTGGCTTAAAGTATGCAGCTAGTTCTATTGTCTATCTTTCTAAAAGAAAAGAAAAAGACGGAACAGAAATTATTGGTAATATTATTCATTGTAAAAATTATAAATCCAGATTGACAAAAGAAAATAAAGTAGTAGATGTTCGTTTAACTTATGATAAAGGTTTAGATAGATATTATGGCTTATTAGATTTAGCATTAAAACATAATATATTTAAATCAGTATCAACGAGGGTAGAGTTGCCAGATGGTAGTAAAACATTTGGTAAAACAATAAACAATAATCCTGAAAAGTATTTCACACCAGAGATACTAGAAAAGTTAGATGACGTTTGTGCTAAAGAATTTAAATATGGAGATGTAATTGATACCGAAAATACCACCGACTCACAAGACGACCAGTCCTAAACACCGAGAAGATTATGTCTTTGTCGAGAAGCCAGGAGAGGACTTTACAGCAATTAAATTAATTAGTGGACCGTATGCAAGTATAGTTCTTAAATATGGTAATGTAGGTTTTAGACCAGAGTCAGAGAAAACACCAGATGGTGCTTTGCCTATGGTATTTGACTATACTGTTATTGAAAATAATATAGGTGCAGACACAGATAGTCAAGAGTTTATAAATCACATTGGTGATATATTAGTTGTATTATTAGATGAACAATTAAAACAGAAAAAGGAACTTAATGGAGAGAATTGAAAGAACAGCACTTCGTAATTTAATTCACAATGAAAAGTATTGTAGAAAGGTCTTACCTTTTATCAAAGAAGAATATTTTTCAGACAGATTAGAAAAAGTATTATTTAAAGAAATCTATAAATTTGTAAACAAGTATAATAATCTTCCTACAAAAGAATCCTTATCTATTGAAATCAATAGTAATAAAAGTATCAATGAAGATGAATATAAAAAAGTTACTGATATATTATCTACATTAAATCCAGAGCCAGTTAATATAGATTGGTTAGTTGAAACAACAGAAAAGTTTTGTAAAGACCGTTCTATACATAATGCTATTTTATCTGGCATTCAAATTTTAGATGGTAAAGATAAGGCACACACTCCAGAATATTTGCCTGAATTATTATCAAATGCTTTGAGTGTATCTTTTGACCAAAAAGTTGGTCATGATTATTTGCAAGAATCAAAAGAAAGATTTGATTTTTACAAAAAGAAAGAAGAAAGACTTGAATTAGACCTAGAGTTTTTTAACAAGATTACAAGAGGTGGTATTCCTAGTAAGACTTTGAATATTTGTCTTGCAGGTACTGGTGTTGGTAAGACAATGTTTATGACACACCTTGCTTCATCTGTATTATTACAAGGTAAAAATGTATTGTATATTACTTTAGAAATGGCTGAAGAAAGAATTGCTGAGAGAATAGACGCAAACTTATTGAATGTTGGTATGAGTGATTTAGAAGAATTGCCATATACAATGTATGAAACAAAGATTAATAAATTACAAAGTAAAACAACAGGTCAATTAATTATCAAAGAATATCCTACTGCTACTGCTCATACAGGTCATTTCAAAAATTTGATTAGTGAATTAGCATTAAAGAAATCTTTTAAACCTGATATCGTGTTTGTTGACTATTTAAATATTTGTACTTCATCTAGATTTAAGTCTGGTGCAAATGTGAATAGTTATACAATGATTAAAGCAATCGCTGAAGAATTAAGAGGTCTTGCAGTAGAAAACGATATACCTATTTTTTCTGCTACTCAAACTACAAGAGGTGGTTTTGTAAGTAGTGATGTAGGGTTAGAAGATACCTCAGAAAGTTTTGGTCTTCCTGCAACAGCAGACTTTATGTTTGCATTGATTAGTAGTGAAGAACTAGAAGAAAAGAACCAGATAATGGTCAAACAATTAAAGAATAGATACAATGACCCAACTGTAAATAGAAAGTTTATTGTTGGTGTTGATAGGTCTAAAATGCGTTTATATGATGTAGAACAAAACGCACAAACCGATTTAGTTGATAGTGGTCAAACGACACCATCATCTAATGACAAATTTAAAAGACTGGGACAATTCTCAGATTTTAAAGTATAACCAAAAGGAGAAAACAAATGGCTATAAAACTAAACGACAAATGGTATGATGAATCTAAATTCAATCCTGAAATAAAGAATGCTATCGTACAGGTAAATAATTACCAAAAACAAATTAGTAATCTAAAAGCTGACTTACAAAACTGTCAGATAATCGTTGCTCATCATGCAAAGTTTATTCAAGACAATGTACCAGCTTCTGCTGAGATTGAAGAACCTAAAAAAGAACCTGAGAATAGACTTGAGCAACAAGCTGAGTTAAGTTCAGAAGCTGTATCACCAGAGTAAGTATGAAAAAAAAGGTCGCAAATAAAAAAAGACAAACTAAAAAAGACAAGATATCTTACGAAGTAAAACTTGTTAAAAGAAAAAGTAAAGTTAGGTGGCTCTGTATAGAGAAACCAACTGGTAGTATTATTACCGAGTCAGAGTTTGAAGATGAAGCACAAAAGGTTTGCGACCATCAGAACAAATACAAACAATGGGAAAATCAAGGGGGAATAGTTAAACATTTAACACTAGGAAAAATATAATGGAAGATATGAACAAACAAAGTAAAAGATTTTATGAGATATTAGATGTCATAAAAAATCTACACGACCAAAAACGCCATGACTATGGTGCCAATGAAGATATATTTGCTAACTTTCGATTATCAGAGTTGTCAGGCATACCAGCTTGGCAAGGTTCTGTTGTTCGTATGGGTGATAAATATGCAAGAATAAGTAACTTCATCAAGAAAGGTGAGTTTAAATTCAAAGGCGAAAACATAAAAGATACCTTAATGGATATGGCAATATATAGTTTAATAACTATGATACTCTATGAGGAAGAGGAGGAAAAAGATGGTAAACATAATTGATATGGGCAGAGTAGTTGAAGGTGATGATACTGCTTTAGATGGAACAGGAGTAACTTCTAAAAAACAAGAAGTCGCTGCTAAAGATTTGCCTGAGGGCACTATGATGGAAATAACACAACCAGG